TGGTTGGCTAGCGAATAGTCAGTTGCCTGTGCCATTAGGTGATCTGCCTGCCGTGGCCAACGGCTTGGTAGTCAAAGGTCTTACTCACCATGCTACCTCCACTGTTTCTGAAGGTCACCGTAAATCCGGTGCGACTAATACTTGACAGTGTGAAGAAGTCGCCGGTGGCCATATCTTGCGCCGTGATGCCAACGCTTGGGGCAGCATAAAACGCCGTCGGGAAGGTGACGGTATAAGCGGCAGCACCACTGCTGAGGTTGCGCTGGGTTTCCGTTCGCCTTTGGAATTGTGTAACAACACCGAGTTCGTCGATCAGGATGTTCTGCGCGGGGTTGTGGCTGGTGGCATCAACGCGGAACTGGAAGGCGCGGCCACGGGTGGTGCCATTGACGAACGGCTGCCAGTCGTTCCAGGTCGGAGTGCCGCTGGGGTTGTCGTTGGTTGTTCGCACGTAGAGCTGGGCGTTGACTGCGCTGAGGTCGTCGCCGTCAATGTCGTCCCACTCGTCGATCAGTTCGGTACGCTCGTCCCAGGCATCACCAGGCTGGAAGGCGCGGGTCAGCAGGATCGCCCGCAGGTCAATGTCGTAGACGTTGCTGAGGTCCAGCGTGTTCAGGAACTGGTAGCTGCCGCTGCTGCTGGTGTCGCCGTAGAAGTCAACGTTGCTGATGGCGTCCCAGTCCGGGATGTCGTCGATCAGGCCGGTGGCGGTCAGGACTAAGCCGCCTTCATCGGCGCTGTAGAACATGTTGGTGGCGCTGCCCTGGAATGGCGGGGTGTCGTCGTCCTCGCGGTATTCCTGAATCAGGTAAATGTCCTGCGGGGCGGGCAGGTCCACCACCACGGTTGCCACGTTGGCGGATTCGTTGCCGGTGCTATCGACAGCGCGGATGAGGTAAGTGCCCTCCAGTAGCGGGACAATTTTGCGGGTGCTGCTGCCGTTGACCGCAGGAACGATGTCGTTGGCGCGGCCCCAGGTGGCGTTGACTCCGATGTTCGGGGTGTGGCGAATGCGGACTTGACCACCAATGCGAACGTCAAGGTCAACCGCTTGCGGCCAATACAGCTCTGCGTTGCGGTCGTCGATTGGTGCGATGAACAGGTCCGGGATGCTTTCCGGTGGTGCGGTCTTGCCGAGGGCGTTGAAGCTGGCGGTGCTGGTGCCAGAGCGTTTGAAGCCGCTGCTTTCGGCCTGCAGCTCAAAGTCATAAAACCCAACCACGCTGTTGAGAATTTCGTAATCAGGCGAACGGGTATTAATCGTTGTCCAGTTGCCGTTGTTGTAGCGGTAGCGGAAGACATACCGAGCGGCGTTTTCGACCGGCTGCCAGCTCACGATCAATTTGGATAGCACCTGGCCGTTGGATTCGTACAACAACTCGGCAGCACCAAGTCCTTGCGGGGTTGTGGGTGCTACGTCCAGCTCAGTGATGTCCCGCGCCACCAGTGGAATGTCGCGTTCGATGTAGTCGTATTTGCCGGTTTCATGCAGTAGTGCGGTGATAGCAAAGGTCTGGCCGCCTTCCTGCTCCTGCACCGTCAGCACTTGGTAGAGCTGGGTGTTAAGGCTGCTGGTGGAGATCGCCCAGGTCGAGCCAGCCGTGGGCACCAGGTCCAGCGATGACGGCAGGGTCAGGGTGCTGCCGTTGAGGGCGGTGCCGTTGATGCCGGTGATGGTTTGGCTTACGCCGGTGGGCAACACCACGCTGAAATCCATGGTGGCGGGCATACCGTCAGCGAACATGTCTTCTGCTGAGCGATCCAGCGTGACTGCCAGTGCGGTGCCGCCTGTGATGCGTCCAGCACGGAAGCGCCCGGCTTTAACAGGATCAGCCACCTGCACGATCTGACCGGGACGCACTTGGGTGCCCTCTGCAATGCCGGTTGCAAAGCTGATAATTTCGCTTTGGCGCTGCTCTGAATACAGCAGCCATTCGCCAACACGGCGGGCCTGACCGCGACTGGTGCAGGCAAAAGCGGCCACCTCAATTTTGTTGACGCCGTACTTTCGCATTGCGTCGGTGTCTTCGACCATCTCGTAGGCCGTCTCGCGGGTTTCAAGATCCAGGTAGCTGACAACTGCGACGGTGTGGCGCGTTTTGAGGCTGCTGCCGCTGTATGTGAAACCCTCGGGGGTGACGTTGCCTTGGTTGAAGACGAAGGTGGGATCAGTGGGGCGATCCTGTGCGATCGTCAGGCTGCCGGTGCTCCAGAACGGTTGGGCGCGGAAGACTGAGCACAGGTCGTTGATGAGCTTGTATGCCTCCTCCTGCGTCTGGATGTTGACGTTGCAAGAAAAGCGGGGTTCAGTGCCACCCAAACCGTTTGGCACCAGTTCGTTGCAGTAAACACTGGCTGCGTAGAACGCCCACTTGTCCAAGCTGGCGGCGGCAATGTAATCGCCGAATCCGTAGCGGGTTGATGTAAGGAGATCCCACAGGATCCATGCCGGATCGCTGCACCACTTGGCGCTTTGGAAGGTGCCGTTCCAGACACCGCTGTAAATCAGGCGGCCATTGGTCGAATCGACGGTGGCGTTGCTGGGGATGGCAACCTTGATGCCACGGATGCGATAGGAACGCTGCGGGAAGCTGCTGAACTGTTCGGCGTCAGCAAAGATGCCTATGACTGCGCTGTTGGGATAAGTGGTCTTTGCGTAGATCAGTTCGGTATAGCTTGCCCAGTAAAAGTCACTGATAACAACGAAACGCTGCCCCGCGCTTTGAGTTTCGGGGTCGTCGTTAATACGCACCACCCGGATATCGACAGGCGGAGGCTGCGTAAAATCAATGCGATACTTGCGCTGGTACAAGTCAGCGGTACGACCTTTAATGGCATCAGCGATGACCGTGGTGTAGGGTCCGCCAGCATACGAGACGCGAATCTCAAGGTTAATTATTTCGCCGTCAATTTCGCCGTTGCTGTGAATACTTTGCAGTTGAGGAACCGATACCGTTACGCGCACTCCGTTGACATTTACATCTGTAATGCTGCGTGTAACGGGAGTAGCTTTTTGTACTTTGACATTGACGCCAATTTCTTCTTGAATTGACGTGCCAAGCTCAGTCAGGTAGGTCTGGTTTTGTGTGCCGTAGCGCGGATGTACTGTGATGCCTTTGAAGTTAAAGTCCGCATCTTGATAAGGCTGACTGGCATCAGCATCAGCTCGCACTAATGGTGTTTCTTCGATGTAAACGTCTTTGAGTAGTGCGCGGTTGTAGGAATCCGTGCCACGGACATAAGCGCGAGCGGAAGGAAAACCTTCAATTTCGCCCTCACTGATTAAATCGATGATGCGGGCGTATTGTTTGGATTCAAGGTTGTCAGGCTCAGTGCTGGGCGGCGAAGGTGCCGAATAGGAAGGTGCGCTACCAGCGCCAACAATATGTGGGTTTGTCATGATACGGGAATCATCTCAGTGTTGACGCCGGACGAAATAACGACCGAGCCAACGATCGTTTCGCCATAAATAATCGGCACAGGTACACCTTGACGGCTTACGTTTTGGATGCCGCTGAAGCTGTATGACTTGCGCGGATCATTGAAGCTGTCACTGCCGCTTGTGACGGCTGATGTTTGTGCTGTTGGTGTCAATAATTGAGCAGTACCTGCCAGCGCCAGTGATAAACCGACGGCGCCTATGGCTTGAGCTGCAGCACCTCCCAACAATGCAGATCCGGCTGCTCCACCAAAACCAACACCGAGAAAACCTCCGACAGCGGGGCCGGCCAAGATCGCCAGCGCCACGAGACCGATGCCAGCCGCAATCTGACCGAAACCGCTACCTGCACCAGCAACAACAGGAATGATGCGAATTGGCTCGCTTTCGGCAACGGGATAACCCAGCACCTCTGGATGATCAGCAATCGCAAGCTGCAGGCGTCCGGTAGTCACCTTGTAGTGGTGCTGCGCCATGTGCCCTTCCAGCTTTGGGAAGTTGGCCAGCAGGAAACGAATTGCCTCGGCAGGGGTGCTGACTGCTGCTTTGAAGCTGCGGTGGCCGAGGAATTTAGCCAGGCTGCCGTAGACCTTGATGACCCTCATCAGCGGCACCTACTGGAGTGGCGGAGCACTCGCCCCGTCTGCTTTTGATAGTAGCCGCCGTAGATGTCGCGGGAACTAAGTCGTCCGCGAATGTGGTGAAGAATCTGCTGCTCACCCACGTACACCGCGACGTGATTAAGGCCGGACGATCCATCCAGCGACATCAAGATGGCGTCACCGACCTGCATCGTTTCCAGCGGCACCTCAACAAAACCGGCCTCTTTCCAGCAGCCATCAAACATCGGGTTGGCGGTGAAGCCGTCCATGTCGAGCGGGCGTTCCCAGTCAGGTAGGTCGAGATCCCAAGTTTCTTTGTACCAGTCGCGTACCAGTGTCCAGCAATCACTGATGCTCCAAACCCATTGCCGACCGATCAGTGGCGCTTTGTAGTCACTTGGGGCGATTTCGCACCATGCCAGCGTGCCGGGGTTGACGATGTACCAGCGCAGGCCGGACTTGGTGCAACCGAGGCGATCGGCGTCACTGGGGGTGGCGGGTGTTTTGGGGTGGCTATGGAAAACAGCGACCACCTCACCGGCATCCTCGGCATCGGCGTAGTCGGCAGGATCCAGCAGGAAGAAGTCGTCGGCGGTGGGGGCAAGGTTTTGGCATGGCCAGTACCGCTCGCGTCCTTTGATCACCACCACCAAGCCGCAAGCTTCCCGTGGCGCTTCGGCTAAAGCGTGCTCAACTGCTGCCTTTTGCCAGCTTTTCATTAGTAGGACGCTCCAACGCCTGGGAATGAGCCGAAGGGCAGCTCGGCATTTTCACCGAATCGCACCTTGCAACTGCTCAGTCGTTTGCCGCATACATCGTTTAGCGGGTCGCCGGTGCCGGAAATGACGCGAGGCTCGGTGGTGTTGTTGATGCCCGTTTCCCAAATCACGGCATCGCTGGAATTGAGCAGGCGAAGGTTGCCGTTGTTCTCGATCACAGCGCGGTTGGCCGTGCCAGTCACAGAGGCGATGGTATAAACCGCCGAAACCGTTTCAAGCGTGCCGTAGCCAACGGGTGAGCGGAAGGGGTTGCTTAGGGCGGTGGTAACCGTTGCCTTGAAAACAGTGTCCTGCTTCCACAAGCCGGTGGAGGAGATCACGGTTGCAGCGGCCCCAGAGCCACTGGTTTGACGCCAGCGGTTGGTGGCAGAGGGATACAACGGTGCTTCGGCACTAGGTATTAACTCACAGGTGGCGGCAAGCTGCAGCGTCATTGTCTTGCCTTCGTAGATGAAGGTGTAGTTGGCGGTGCGAGTGGTGCCAACGGCATAGCTATCGGCGTTACCTAGAACTTCGTGGAAGAACGAGCCGTTGCGACCTGCACGAATGTCGGTTGGCTCCCAATTCTGGTAGGTGACGGTGACAGGTGTCCCAAGGAAGGCGGTGCCCGTGCGCCACACCGATACACCAGCAGTGGTCAGTAGGCGCAGATTGCCGTTGGATTCCATCTCCAGGCGGTAACCGCCAATGTCTTGGGTGTTGGCGCTCCAGACGACGTTGCCGGCCTTGTCCTGCACAAATACGTTGCCGCGTGAGCCGATGCGCCAGCGAAACCACTGATTGCTGCTGACCAGTTGCGTCTCAAGCACAAAGGTGGTGGTGCCAGGACTCAGCGTGTTGGTGCCGCTGGGCCAGTTGGTGGCGGGCACGCTATTGAGCGGGGTGTCGTTTTCGTCGAAGTAGTTGGTGCCCGTGTAGCCGCACTCGGCACTGCGGTAAACCCACTGGCACAGGTTGGCGATGCACTGACGCTTGGGGGCACGCACACCAGCAAGGTCAAACGCAGCGGCCAGTTCAAACTCCACCACGTCGCGGTTTTCAACCGTCTTGCGATCGACGTAATAAACCTCCTTGGGAAACTCAATATCTGATGGAGTGCCATAGGGGTTGACTCCGCCGGGAAAGTTGACGGCATCCAAAAACCGGCTCAGTGTGCGGATGCGTGTCACCTTCGCGCCAGTCAGGTCGTTGCCGAAGGTCTCGTCGTTGATGTTGATGAGGATGGCCGAGATGCTGCCCAGCAGGTTTGCAACGCGGATCTTGGGGCGTGGAAGTTGACCGTTGCCGTTGTATTCAAATCCCTCGGCTTCAATGGGCAAGGCGTAGTAGCTGTTGCCCTTCCACACCACATCACCAGCAGCGGTGGTTTGGTTAACGCCGTTGTGGAAGCGGTAGGTTTCGTCGCTGCCGTGCAGATCTTGGCGCAGTTCAATTTCAAACAGCTCGATGATCGCGTATGGCGAACTGCCAATTAGGTCTTCAAAGACGCTTGAGGTCATGGCTCAAACACCTGGATGAAGGTGGCGGTGATCGTGGCGCGGTTGACGTAAGGAATAGTTTTGTTCCATTGCGGGCAAATCCACTTGCCGGTGCTGCCGTCTGGTGTAGTCCAGTCGAAAGATTCAGCGCCAGCGCGGGCTTCGAGGAAAGATTCGATGGTATCAGCGTTGGTTTCAGTGATGTTTTGCCAAGTCAAATCCCATCGCTTTGCATCTTGATTCAAGCCATAACGCAACCGTTGGCTGTAGCCATCTCCGTATTGAACCGTACGAACATTGGGCTGGCTGCTTTTTTGAGCGCCATATGCGGGTGTGATCGCGGGGAATGTTGCCATTACGCCAGCAGGCCTCCGGGACGCTTCTGTTTAATCAATTCTGCCTGCACAGCCGCACCAACAGCGCGTCCAAGGGCAGCAGCATCGGGTCCATTGCCTTGCACATTGGACCCGCTAGCATCAACGTTCACGATGACGTTTCCGAAGCCTCCGAAGGTACCTGCGGGGGCTATGCCGCCACTACGACCCGGCATAAACAGCTCAGGGCCCTTTTCGCCCACGAGATAGCCCTGTCCGGCCATCACGGATCCACCCATTGCTCGCTGTGGAATCCCATAATTGGGACCGAGGGTTCCAAACCTGCCTAGTTTGCCACCGCCTGCACCAATCGGGGTACCTGGGCTAATCGGAGTCAAAAAGCTGCGGATCGAATTAATGGCTTGCTCGATCACGAATATTCGGATCAGCTGATTGGCGATATCAACCAACACACCAGAAGCGATTTGCTGCAAGCTCTGCTGCCAACTCTGCGATCCTTGAATCAGCAAGTCGAACGTGCTGGTAAGGCCTTGGCCAAGCGTGCCCGCGATTCCTTCTGCGAATGCTTTCTGTTGTTGCACCGCTGTGTTGAGCTCATATTGTTGCTCGATGTGCTTTTTCAACGCATCCATATGATCTTGATCTTGCTGTCGCTGGATCTCCGCCAGATTGCGTTCTTTTTCGCGCTGATTCGCGATCAGATCAGTGTTGCCTAGAAGAACAATGGCCTGCTGGGCACGCAATTTGTCTTCGGCGGCGAGCTGTTGTGCATACTTGTATTGCAGATCGACTTCTCGTTGCAAACTCTGCAGACGTGCCACTTCCATCGGATCACGGGCAGCCTGGGCTGCGGCAATCTTGTCCTGCAAGTCAGAATTGATGCGCAGGATCGCGGCTTCTGCGGTACGATCGCGCACCACGTCCGCCACGCGTTGCCTTTCCTTGGCCGCAGCCTCAGCGGCGCGCTCAGCGTCTGATTTGCCTTTGCGACCACCTTTGCCGTCCTTGGCGCCGCCCAATGCTGGAATATCAAAGACTTTGGCTGCTGCACCTGTTTGTTTATTGAGTGTCTTTTGTGCCTCGATGTTCTGGTTGATTTTCTGAAGGATGACACCCTGCAACTGCACAGCGCGGTCGCTGTTGGGATCCTCTGGCGCAATCGACTGCAAAAGGCGCTGATATTGTTGCAAAGCCTGCAAATTCTGAGCAATGCCGGTTTTGTTTGATTGCGACGTGATCTGATTGATACCTTTTGCAATGTTGTCTACTGCCTGACTGGTTGCCCCTCCTGTAATGAATCCCCTTGCACCTATGACGCTTCGCGTGAACCCAGCCCCACGTCCAGCGGCTATGGCTTGATTGACCGCATCAACAACAGCAATGGCCTGAGAAAAGATGGCTTTAAGCGCGGGCGTCAAAGCCTGGCCAATACGGCGCGCCAATGCATCGACGCCATCCTGAAGCGTGCTGAGCTTGCCCGAAAGCGTGTCAGATTGAGCTACTGCGCCATTTGCATATTTGCCGCCAACGTCGGTGAGCCGCTGGAATGCGATCTCAACGGCGCGGGCATTGATCTGCCCCTTACTCAGTGCCTTCTGCAGCTCTTCGCCTGAGAGCTTGTACATTTTCTGCAGCTCTTGCTGCAGGCCAACACCTCGCTCCTGGAATTGCAGAAGCTCTTCGCCCTGTAGGCGCCCTTTGGCGACTACCTGCCCATATGCTGTGACCAAGCCCTGCAACTCGGCACCGGTCGCTCCCGATGCATCTGCCAGCCTGCGAGTGACTTCGACAACCTGATTGCCAGCTACACCAAAGGCTTGGAGACGTTTGGCAGCATCAATAAGCTCGGTGCTTGTGAATGGCGTAACAGCACCTAACTGTTGCAGCTCTTGGATGATCTGTTTGGCTTGCTGGACACTGCCTGTCAGCACCTGCAAGCTCTTTGTCTGTGTCTCGATCTCTGCCGTTTTAGCAAAAACGAACCGAACTGCCTGAATAGCTGCAAAAGAACTTGCCAGCTTGGTGACAGCATTCTGCAGACCACCGATACTGGTTTGTGCAGCTTTGGACGCTGTATTGACCTGCTGCAGATTGCGTACAGCGCTCTGGCTGTTTACCTGTACGTCTACTACGGCAACAGCGGGCACGGTTCTCGACCTATCTTGATTTCAGTCTACCTGCGCTGACGTGCTTTGGCCTTATCCATTTCCTCTTTTTCTCGTTTGCCTTTCACTTCGTAGTAGGCGGCAAACATCATGAATTCGCCCTCGGTGAGCTGCTGCCTTAGCTCGCTCACCGTCTTGCCAAGCTCGGTTGCAAGGAAGAGCTCAAAGAATAGCCATGAGTCTTCCTCTACTCGTTTTTTGCTTCTTCAAGCGAGGGTGCATTACCCAGACCAAACAGGAACATCTCAAGCTCGTTAAGAACGTCTTCGGGCAGTTCGCGTTGCAGCTTGGCGGCGTCAGCAGCAGCAAAGGCCTTGGTACCGTCTTCGAGCTCGGCCATCTGGCAAAGCATCTGCGTGCTGATCTCTAGAGCTTCATCGGTGCCCGCCATCGCGGTTGCACGCTTGCGATCGGCGCGGGTGATCGGCTTGAAATACAGCGACAACACTACATCGCCTGCAGGATTCTTGATATCAAACCGACGACGTTGGTTGAGATCAAACGCCCCAGTGAGCAGATCAACGGGGCGCTGACGAGTAGCCGACATGCGGTGTTAGATGCTAAGTGTGATAGATCCGTTAGTCACGAAATTAATCGTGATTATTTCGATCTCTCCCACTGTAGCAGAATATTCAGCGCTTGTCACTAGGATGTCGCCTGTGATCTTTTTGGTGCCAGCTTCATCAAGATAGAGCTCGACGCTGGCATTGGCGGGGTCAGTGGCCGTGTTGGCCTCTTTGATGAGATCAAGTTTGTCACCAGAGCCTGGCGCGTCGTACATCACCTCGATTGAGCCTGAACCGCTGATCAAACCACCATTGTTGGCCCGATAGGTGGCACCATGCGCCGTCACATCGAGTGATTCTTTTTCGACGGTCATAGACCAAGACCGCACCGCGGCGATTTCGGACAGGCCGCCGCTTGAATCCTTGTCAAAAAAGACTGTGCCTTGTTGGCCGCGATAAAAAGCCATGATCAGATGTCCAGGGTGATGGAACCGTTAGTAACGAAATTGAGAGTGATGATCTCGATTTCGCCTACGGTGGCAGAATACTCAGCGGAAGTGATCACGCCGTCAAAGGTGATCTTTTTGCCGCCCGTAGTGTCCATATAGAGCTCAAAGAGCGCGGCGCCTTCATCATTGGTCGAATTGACCATTTCGATGAAAGCATTGGTTTCATCTGCGCTACTGGCGGTGTAGAGGACCTCGCAAGACCCGGAGCCGCTGATCAGACCGCCGACGTTTGCGCGATAGGTGGCGCCAAGGGCAGTGGTGTCCAGCGACTCTTTCTCAACGGTCATCGACCATGATCGCGTGCTGGTGATGGTGGCTGCAGTAGAGCCCGCATCATCGAATTTGATTGAGCCTTGCTGGCCTCGGTAGAACGCCATGATTACAGATCCTCGAAGGTTTCAAAGGTCAGTCTGACCCGTGTTTGGAAGAAACCCTCTGGAGATGGCGAAGCCACCACCTCGGGCCCTGTTGGGGGATCAAAATGGACCCCACTTACAACGATTCTATTGTAGAGATCCCGAATGCGTTTTCCAACCGTCAGGTTGGCGCCTGGACCCACACCTTTGGCCGAGAATATGTTGATCACCACGACACCAAGCACATTATTGCTGCTGCCCGTCGTGCCACCCATGGTCAGGTAGGTGTTGGCGCCGAAAGATACCAAGCACTGAACCCAGGTGCCGTTGTTCACCGGGTTGTAAGGCATATTATGAAAAACCACTGGGATCGCAGGCGACAGCGCCAGCTCTGTGGCAAGTCGGCCCTCAATCGTGGCTCTAACAGTATTGAGATTGATTGCTGCCATCAGGATGATCTTGCGATGTTCTCGGCACTTGCCCGCACGCTAGCTGTGATCTCAGCAGCGATCAGGTCCACCCAGCCCGGCGGATTCTGCAAGCTGCCATTCACGCCTGCCGCTTTCCACGATGGCGGCAAATTGGTGCCGTAGCACAGCGCTTCCGCATAAGGCAGGCTATTTGAAATGTGATAGACACCACCGAGCTTCTCTTGCTGGTAGTTTTGCCTGTTCATCGCCTTCACATCTTTGGATATCTGTGCTCCTTCTGCCTCGAACTCGGTCACATCGTTTTCGGAGACCACCCAGCTTGATCTGAATCTGCCCGTGAGCACAGGGCTTTCTTCTTTTAGTTTGCGATCGGTGTTGAGCACCGTCACACGCAACAGCTTTTCGAATTGATCGGCGGCGTAATCGCCTGTCTGTGCCAGGTTGATTCGCCGTGCCATATCAAACCCTCAGAATTAATTCATACGTGATGGGCTCGTTGTTCTGCTCGATTGTCTGCACCCTGATGATTTGGTGCACGATATTGCTAATCACAACACGATCAAATGTCGATGGCGTGGTGCCATTCAGATCCAACGCAGCTATGATCAAGCGCTTGTCGCTAGCCTGAATCAGCTCGTTGACTTCGCGCAAATTGACATCCTCGAGCACTCCTTTGATGCCCGTGTCTACAACAGTCTCTGCGATGGCACCTGTGGTCGAGTTGTATGCTCCAGGTGTGATTTTGCGGAATGTGACATCACCGCCGAATCGCAGCATCAATTTGCTGGCGACTTTGCGTAGCGGTGTTGCAATGGCCATCAGATCTTATAGGCGATGATTTTGCCTGATGCGAGTGTCACGCTGGTGAAGACACCCTCGATCTCATCACCATGATTCAACGGCACTGAGCTGAAAGTGTTGCCGCTGGCATTTTGGACTGTGGCCGTGCTGATCACGGCATCAGCCAGCGCATACAGCCTGCAAAACCGCCCGGTATGAGCATTTGTGTCGGTGATGTATTCAAACCCGATGTTGTAGCTGCCGCCGTTGCCCATGATCAGCTCCGTCGAATCGAGAAATTGCCTGGTCCACTGATTCTAAGGCCTGTCAGATACCTTTCGAACAGCGGTGGTACTTTGTCAGCACCGACAGCTCCAAAGCCCAAATTCGGCGTCACATCGAGACTGCCGATCTTGACATTTTTGTAATCCTCAAGGCCACTTAGCCCCAGGCCATCGGTGTTGTTATGCAGATAAACGGCTAGCTGAATCTGCGCACGCTTGATCTGATCTGGAATCTCGGTGTCTGTGTAATAGTCTGTCGTGATTCGAAACGGAAACCCTACGGCGTAGGTGTTGATGTACGTGTCCGGCTTGCGCACACCCGTTCGAGGCCACTGCAAAGCCTGCGTGTCGGTGGCACGCGCACCCAGAAACCGCTCGCGGTCTAGGCGCTGGGTAGCCGTGTACAGCGCTCGGTTGCGGCTGTCGGTATTTCCAGAGTTCCAGTGCTGGACATCTGGATCTTGTACCAGGCCTTCAATTATCGCGTCAGCCTGAGCCAGCGTGACATATGAATTGGCCGATGCCGAGCCAACAGTCGCGTTAATTACGATCGCCATTTGTTGACTCCGGCTTGGACTTCACAGCACGGCGCCTTTTGGGTGCTGGCTGCTCTTCGACTACCTCAAGTTTAGGTTCGGGCTCCGCCATAGAAAAAAAGGCTCCAGCCGTAGCCAGAGCCTCCCGTTCACGCAGTCGCCGGAAAGCGAACAGCCCCATCAGACGCGCTTCAAGAGCACAGAAAGGATCACACCAGCCAGAGTGGTGGTGGTACCAGTCACATCGAGGGACAGGCGGTCGCCAGCCTCGAGGATGAGATGGGCAGCAGTGCTGGTCAGCTCACCAGAATCAGCCGCATCGAACTTCTGCTCGGTCAGAGCAGTGCCTTTGAGGTTGATCTTGGTGGTGCCAAGCAGGTCATCACCAGCGGTGGCGGCTTCAGTGCCTTGGCAACGACGGATCGTGCCGGTCACATCAGAAGCATCGTTGCCAGCGGTGGCATGCACTTCGCGGATGCTGACCACTTCGCACTTCACCGGAGCGGTGAAGAACTGCACATCAGCAACCGAAGAAGCGATGTAGTGGGTAGCGGTGATGTACTGCTCAGAAGACAGTTCAAACTGGGAAGGTTGTGCCATGATTAGTTACCTCAATCCATGTTGGAGGTATTGGTGGCGCGCACGATGCCGAGATTCTTCAGCTCGTACACCTTCGACCAGTTGCCCACGGTCTCCAGCTGAGCGCGGGTGGGATTGGTGGTGGTCACCCCCCATTTTGCGCCAACGGGGTGATAGCAGTAGTGCAGGTCGATCGACATGGCATCGCTCTTGGCGAGGATGTCACGGTCGGTCTCTGTCTGCATTGCCATCTGTTCGCCACTGGCAACAGCGCCAGCAGTGAAGAAGTAGGTGGCATACTCGGTCGAGGAACCGCTGCCATCGGTCTGCACATCGTCAGACACGATCACACGCAGGCCCATGTAGGTGGGCACGCTCACGGGACCGTAGGCGGAGGCAATGCTGCCACCCACAAAATCGGTCACGCTGGAGGTGAGACGGGCATCGGTCTCGGTCACGTAGTCGATCGCCTTGCGCTCAACCAGGTCGTAGTAGACCTTGGAGTGCATGGCAACGGCAGTCAGCTTGTCGCCCTGGTCGCCCAGGAGCGCGCGGGCTTCAGCCACGTGACGGGGGCTCAGCACAGTCGGGGTATCACCCGATTCGCCGTCGATGGTCAGACCAAAGAAGGCGGCAGAGCTGCTGGTAGCGCCCAGGCTGCCGAACACACCGCCGAGGCAGGACAGCAGGTCCTTTTGGCGCTGGTTAGCAACGTAATCGGCAATTTTGGCACCGATGGCGGCCATGGGGTCAGCGCCTGCTGCAAGGGCAGCAAGGTCGCGGGCCTCGAAGGCACGACCGCGGTGCAGGATCACGCCGACTTGCTTGTCAGCAGTGATTTTGCCGGGGGTCAGACTGGTGCTGTCAGACAGCACTTCGAAGTCGCCGGAAAGGTTGGCTTTCCAGAAAGGCACGTTGATAAAATCACCGCCCTCCGTGGCATTCAGCTCAGCCATCGGCTGCACCACACCGGAAGCCAGGAAGGCATCACGCTGGGTGGTCTGCTCGATGACATACGGCGTAAATACCTCGGGGATGATGATGTCAGAGCGAAGAGTCGCCACGACAGATCCTCAAGATTGGTTTACGGTTGTGGGCGTAGCCCCAGCGGCTCGGCGTAGCCTTGCGCACTTACAGCTTCATCTTACATCGATTTGGCTGCAGCTTTCATTCTCTCATATAGATCGCGGTCGGTCCGGAATAATCGCGATTGCTCAGTGAGGTTGAAATGCTCGGGCGTGAATGGATTTTTCAGGCCGGTCGGCATTTCGCTCGAGCCTCGATTGGTGGGTGCCCCGCTGCCCTGGGGCTTGGGTTGTTTTTGCATCCATGCGGGCAACGTCTTTGCCCATTCCTGAACCGGAATGCGCTGGTAGCCGTCCACCACCACGACTGTGCCATCCTGCTCGCGTTCGATCTTGTCGGCGCTGAGCTTGGTCTTGAGGATCAAATCGGGGTCGTGCACAACATCTGCCAGCGCTGACACTGCAGGACTGACAAGCTCTAATTCCCGGACGCGTGCTTCGAGCTCAGATATCCGCTTGTCTTTTTCAGACGTGACTTCGCGGAATTGCTGCTCCAGTGCCTGGCGAGCTTCGTTGTACTTACCTTGGCTCTCGAGCTCTTCCTGCTCTTTGCGGCGTTTGAACTCGAGCAGTTCGTTGATATCAACACCATCCGGCACGGGTGGCGCCTTAGATTTCAAGTCCTTGATCTTGCCGATCAATTCGTGGTTTTTGCGCTCAAGCGCTTCGATGCTGCGCTTCAGGCCAGTGAGATCTTCACTATCAGTCGCCGTAGGCTCCTGAATGATTTCGTCAGACATGAATGACCCGTAGGGCTATTTCAGACGCATCTTAACTGATCACTTTTTGCCGCGCTTGCCTTTTTTGGGTACGCCAGCTTGGCGCAGCGCAATAGCGAGTGCCTGCTTTTTGCTTTTGACGGTCGGTCCTTTACCTGGCCCAGGTTTGCCGCTGTGCAGTTGACCGGCCTTGAACTCGGACATCACTTTGCCGATCTTGGCTTGCTTTTTGCTCATATCTTTAGGCATCGATCTTGCCGTAGCGGCGACGCAACTGATCCAAGGTTAATTCCGACCCGTCATCTCGCACTAACTTCGCCATCGCATTGTCGGCGCCATATTCTTGAGTCAATTTGTCGAAGTATGCGACCTTCGATTTACCCAGCACATCGGCCTTGACTGACGCAGGCTGGTCGTAGAGCCACTTGCCATATGTGGTGTTGGCAGGTACTGGCCCATCCATACTTGCCCTGCGGCCTGCCGCTGGTGGTACGAAGTCGTATCCGGCCTCTTTTAGGCCTTCATAATCCACGATCGGCACCGTGGTGCTGCGGCAGTTGAAATGCTGCGGCGGCATCGGCCCCTTGCCATACTCGAATTCCTTACCATCGAGTGCCCGGCAGATCGGTGACGTCTTGGTATCGAGCGTGGCTACATACTTGTACTTTTTGGTGATATCTTGGTTGGCCTCATACACCTGCTGGCTGGCTGTGTTCGCCACCTGGTTGATGCTGGTTCTGACCAGCGCCATGATCTGATTGTCCGCAACAGCAGTTGACTGGCCACCGGCTGCGATCAGCTGCCGCACGGATTTGGCCTCTTCGCCAAACTGCAGAGAGCCAATCAACTTCTTTGCGATCTGCGGCGTCGTCTCGCCCGACAAGAGCCCCGTCCGTACCGTTTGACTAAATCTCTCGGCCTGGTCTACCGCCAGGCCCCGGAAGGCCTTCTCGACGGTCTTTCCGTTGGGCAGCGTGATCGTCGTGCCTTGTGATGCAGTCAGGCTGAATGTTTGCGGCGCGCCCTGGACTGCAGCTACCAAGTCATCGCTCAGTGTCACCACATTGATTTGCGTTGGATCCGTAGTGACCACAGACTCTGCAAATTGCGGGCTGATCTCTACCGTGTTGACCAGTCTGCGCGCGTCTTTAGGCAGAGCTTTGCGCAGCTGCTCAGCCACAAATTCCGATTGCAACTCGGCCAGCCCCTGCAGCTCACTGGTGGCCAGTTCTGTGCTGTCGCCTGCCCATGTGCCGAGGCTTTCTTTGAGCTGTTGCAGAATGCCGCGCAGCCTTGCGGCCTTATTTGGTGCCGACAGCTCATCAATGCTGCGTAGCTGATCAACAGCATTGATGATCATGTCGTTGTAGGCGTTGATAATACGCCTGGCCACGCTGTTGCTGTAGCGATTCAGATCGATCGCGTTTCGATACAGCGCTGCCGGTACGACCATCAATCAAGCCCAAACTCAGCAGGATCTAAATCACACATCACAGTCACATCGGCACCACACTGGATAGCCTGAGTGATCGCGGCCATAAAGGCTTCGTAGCTGTTGTTTGTGCGCTCCACGATCTGAAATTCATCTACTTCTTGAGGTCTACCCTCTTTAAACCAGCTGAGCCGCACCACAGCGAAGATGTGGTCAGGCAATGGTTTGCGGCTATAGCCCAGCGTTTGGCGCCGAGGTGGCCGCGGCTCCAAGGGATCTGTGACGTCCACAATGTGGTCTGTCATCATTCTTCGATCGGCGGCATCTCTTCTTCGATGCTGGGCGGTTCCACCGCAGGGCCCTCCATCTCGATCAGGCCACCGGATTGAGTGGCCATGATCTCTTCGTCGGTGTCAAAATCATCACCCAAGACTTCGCCTTGCGCGAGTTGATCGAGCAGCGTCTTCTGAGTGATCGTGCCTGCGGTATAAAGCTGCAAAAGTGCCAGCTGTTCTGCCGGATCAAGTTTGGTGCCCACAAAATCGCGATTGACCAGACAGCTGCCAGCCTGCGTGATGTTCAGGTAGTCGGCATGAAATTGCAGGCAGTTGTCGATCATGTCTTGCACCTGCTGTGCGATCACCATCATGGTGCTGTCGCCCTGACTCCGGTCGATCCGCTTGGCTTCTGCAGTTTCTGCGGCGAGCTTTTGGCCTAGCACTGCAGACAGGCCCAGCTCGTTGATCTGCTTCTCGAGCTGCTCCATGCGGCGGAACTGTGAATCAAAACTTGATCCACCGGGCTCGATATATTCAGCTCGTCCCTCGGCTGGGAATGCGATCGCCTCGCCAGGCCCTGCTGATACCTCCTCGGCTGCGGATGGGAATCCGAAGAACGCCAACATCGGCACCGCCGAAATATGTAGCTGGTTGTCTAGGTCACTCTGCACCTGATACATCTTCAGGTTGAGTTCTGCGATGTCCTCGAGCGGCGGCCTCGAGTCCATGAACCCAACGCGGTTGGCATAGGCCACTGTGAATGGGATCTCGGGCAGGCTGGTTCCACCCTGCTCGGTGCGAGACCATTCCGATTTCTCGTTGCGCTGCCAAATTTCGTACTCGCCAGGCTTGAGCACGCGCACCTGGTCCACCTGTTTCTCGCCCCAGTCGCCATCGGGCAGAATCACAGATTCGCGCAGGCGCAGTTGGGTGAGGCGCTGCGAGCCATTGGCCTGCTCAGTGCGCCACCCGAGGATGTCCCGCGGCGTATAGGTAACCCAATATGGGCGACCCTCACCACCCTGTGGCGCGTCCACCAATACACCCACATGTCCGTACCTGACCAACTTGCGGGCCGTTTCGTAGGTCCACACATTTAGGTCGTGGCCCTGCAAGTCAACATCAAACAGGTGCTCTCGCACGACATCATCGACATTTTCGAGCCGCACAGGCTTGCGGGTGAGCATGCCTGCAAGCATCCGCTCAAGTCGCTGATAATACGGCGGGCACACACTGCGCGCCAGACGATTATCGTAGCTTTCGTCGAGCTCCCTGGGCTCTTGGGGAAGGTATCTACGATGCTTCCTCCGCATGCCGTAGGTGCCTTGCATCAGGTCCTCGATCAGCACCCAATGAGGCTCTTGGGCAGCCCAAGTTGAGTTTGTGTCCCCGACATTCGCGACCCTGCTGAACACGGCACGGTCGTAGAACCTGTATCCGGTGTAAGTCATCCGTCGCGGCTGGGCTTTCTGCGATTCTACGTGAAATCAGTAGAGCCTGATTCCGGTGCCGCGTCCGGCATTTGCGTGGAGTGGGTTGAACTCACGCCAGACCAGATAACCCAGCGCGTCATTCATATGGTCAAATCCGGCGTCCTTATCGGGCTCGCCCTTGTCTGTGTAGCTCTGCAGCTCCAAAGATTCGATCAGCCGAACACACTTATCGAGAATCTGGATCCTTGTTTCTCCACGCCCATTCTCCAAAAGAGCCTGAACAGCAGCCACCCGATCGCGTATGGGGGGATTGCTCCGTGGGGATTGATTTTTAAACCCGTAAGATTCCAGGATCGCGATGTCCGTCTGCGTGGCATTGGTGCTGCGATTTCCACCCGAAGCATCTGGGTACATGTAGACCGGATGCGCAGGATATCTGGCCCTGATCTCCTTAGCAATTGCATCAGTGTCATGCGCCCCGCTGACTTCATCGACGACAAGCAGCTCATTACCACGGCGCACGGCAATCACGGCTGACATATTGCCCACGTTGAAGTCGATGCCCACGCGCAGTGGCTCCACAGCTGCGCTGTCGTACGGCGTCTGGGTGACATGCTTGGCCCGGTTGAACCGGTCGTAGACCTGCCCCGTGTTGAGATTGACGAATTGGCCATCGAGGTACGCCCGAATCAACTGTTCGGGATAATTGGCCATCAAAGAGTCGATGAATCCCTCCGGCAGGTGTGGGTTGTCCTGGGTGCGCGCACGGATCAGGTGCCTATCAGGTGCGGTGTTCTTCTCGAATGTCTCCCAGGCCCATCCGAAGCCTTCCGGCGTGGTTGCCACATAGAACTGCTGCACATTGCCCGAGCGCAGACGGGCAAGTGCCATTCGAGCCGCCTGCTCGGCAACGCGGCGGTTGGCCGTGTCTACCTCGTCAAAGCCGATCGCACACAGGTTCTGGCCCCTGATGCGGTTCCAGGTCTCCATGGTCCGCAGCAAGATCGTATGGTCACCTTCCCTGAAATGCAACACGTATTCGGGCAGCGGGCTGACCCTGAAATCGAATGGCAAGCCAAGCCACTCGAGCATATCGTCCAAAGAGCGCATCAGAATGTCGCGCAACATCGGCGCAACAGGCTCAAATAGGGCTGACACGTAGCCGATGTTGGCCGCGGCGATATTGATTGCTTTTGCGCACAGGCCATAGGTTTTGCCTGCGCCAAATCCACTGACCAGCCCGAGGATCCGGTGATCGACGTTGCTGCAAAACTGCGCCTGGTGCGGCAGCAGTGTGCTGTTGAGCTTATCGAGGATCTCAGCTGAGCTTGGCCCACTGTGACTGGGCCCGGTAAGGATGTTGCCACCGGCGACACAATCCAGGATGCCGGGCATTGTGTTCTGCGCTGTAATGGCTGTGATCTTAATTTAGGATCATGCACGATATGTCTGATGTGAAAGAATTCATCGACATGGCAGCGCGGTATCCGCTGTTGACCCAGCAGCAGGAGATTGAGCTTGGGCGGCGAATCCAGCTATGGCTCAAGCACCCAGATCCTCCACGGGGCCTGGTCAGGTCAGGTCGGCGCGCCCGTGATCAATTCGTCTGCTGCAACCTACGCCTTGTAGTGGCAGTTGCTAAGAAGTACCTCAGGCGCATTTCGGGCACGAGCATCACCTTTGCCGACCTGCTCCAGGAGGGCACGATCGGCCTGCAGCGTGCGGCTGAAAAATACGACCCAGAATGCGGCTACAAGATGTCCACCTACGCATACTGGTGGATCCGCCAGTCGATCACAAGATCGATCGACATGAAAACCGGCATGATCCGGATCTCCAGTGGCGCCAAGCGCAAATTGCAGAAATTTCGCGAAGCAGCAGCGGAAGGTGGCACGATGACCGAGATACTGGACCGGGCTGGGCTGACTCAGCGTGATTTGAAGATCGTCGAGCAGGCCAGCATCTGCTACAAGGTGACCTGCTTAGACGGGCTGGATCTCAACGCGATTTAAGCGCCACCACGCATCGAACCACGACGCAGGAGACTGCGGCGCTCGCGCTCCATGGTTTTCAGCTTTTTGCGGCTTGCTGAAACATCCTGTGTTGCACGACGCCCGACAGATGGTGCTGCCACACGACGACGCACACCACCAAATGAAGGCCCATATCCAGCTAATTCGGACCGTCTATCAGCTTGCATTCTGGCTTTTTTGCCTTGTTGTTCAGCCTTTACAGACGTGGCTGCTCATCGAGCGCGGCTGCCACTAGAAGTGCTGCGTGTTGCAGCAGCAATAGCGCCGCTGCCAGCGAATCGGCCTTTGGAATCCCTGCGCTGTGCCATCACTCGAAAGCCTCCGATTCAAGCTTAGACCACTCGGCCTCCCAGGCTTCAGGATCCTGATCACGCTCGAGCAGCACGCAGCAGATGTAATTGCGCTGCTTGGGTGTCAGCCTGTGGAAGTCGTGCATCAGCGTGCCTTGCTTGATGTGACTGCCGAATCCTGTCAATGACAGCACAATATCGAGCATGCGGGTGTCCTCCAGTCTGTGATGGAAGGCGTCAGAAAAGAAATCTTTGGTGGCTTCAAACATTGGGATCCTCAGAGAGTACGCGTTTTTCAAGCTTGGCTGCTCGCTTGGCCCATAGCTGGGCTTTGTCGATATCGCCACAGCGTTGGTAAAAGAATTGCCAATCCAGCGCCTTGATCCAAGCGCTGGAGATGGCATGTCGCTTTTCATAATTCATACGATCCTCATGCCGGCTGGATTGATGCTGACCTGCAGGATGCGGCCACGGTGCCAATAGGCCTCAGCTTTCCAGCCTTCACCTGCATCCCAACAAACGGTGCCGGCGAAGGTCTTGTCGCCTTCCAGGAAGCTGATTGCCTCGCGGTAGCTGTTGTGAGTGAACATCGGTTCCTCCCGATCTGTAAACATATCATATCAGAACCGATCACGAAATGTCAAGATATCGCAGACATTTTGCAAAATGGTTGATATGGATTGACAGCTATGATCGCTTTGAAATTTAATGATTTCAAGAGGCGAAAGCCCACCGCATTTTCCAATCATGACCACTTTCGAAATCGCTCAAGCTCTCGGCCAACTCAAGGGTCGCCACTCCATCGCCTGCAGCGAAAAGGGCTATTTCTCAGAGAATGGCACCCGCATCTCCAAAGAACGCGCCATGGCCGTGCTGACTGCTCTCCAGCAAGAAGCCGTCATCGGTGCATTTTCGGCGCCCGCCCGTCTGTCTTTTGAGAAACTCAATGCAGCCACACAGGCTCTCTTCTTCCAGCTGTGCGAGCAGATTCAATCAGCAACACATGATGCCGACATGATTGTCGGCGCCAAGATCGGCAAAGACATTCCCAGCATCGGCCTGGCTAATGCACCACGCCTGACCAACCTCAAGAAGGCTGGCGTTTTTGAGCACGGCGGCAAGGGGTGGCTGCAACTGACCGAGCGTGGCCGTGCGATTTTTCAAGCTACCGTCTGAATTGGAGAGCCTCCAGCCCCCGCAATGGGGGCTTTTCTGTATCTGGCCTTCCGTGGCCTTCCGTGGCCGTTCTGAGTGCTCTCCGGTACTCAGTGCCGGACAACCGATCTAAGACACCTTCCCGAGGCTCCGAGCGGCCACTCCGTGCGCATCAGCGCTGAGCGTGCAGACCTATGAGCAAGTGCATCTCCTTGTAGGCACCCAGGGCGACGCCCAGATTGCCATCCTCCTGAGCCTTGGTTGCCAGCGCCTCGAGCCTGATGAGTTGCTGGGTCATGAACTCACTCCGCTCAATGGTGAGCTCTTGCTGCTGCTCATGCCTGATCTCCTGAATCAGCTCATCCGCAGTCTCTGGGTTGATATCGAGTTGTTCATTGCAGGCGGCATTAATCCGCCAGCGCGGCCAGCCCATGTCCATCCACAGCCGCAACTGCGTCTTGAGCTCTTTACGGCGCTTGGGTGATAGGGCTGGCATGTCTGAAGTCTACCGACCTTACTACATACATACTGGTTCCTTTTTTTCCCTAAAAACCCCCCTTCTTCCCTTTTTTTTCCAAAAATATTATTAAGTAAGTTGTAAAAACAGGTAAACGGCCAATCGGGACGGGCAGATTGGCACCACATACCCTTACAGGCTCATACTGATTGTCTCCATATTGTCTTGAATTCTCCCGACAGGTCCTTACGCGTCTTGTAATATCCGAGTGATCTCAGGATCCGATTCACCCTTGTAAGACCCCGTTGGTCCTGTCGCTCCAACGGAATTTCCAGACAGTTGGTCAGAATATCGCTGCTCAGTATGTATTCGAAGCGCCGTACAGCCAGCCACGTGGATATCTTGTCGCGCCAAGCATCCTCTGCGTACATGCCTCGGTTGCGGGCATTATTGACTTCTGTTTCCTGCTCATCAAGGAACCATTTCGCCCCAGCCAAATACTCACGGCGAGCGCTGCTCCAGATCCTGTCGCGCAAATCCTCGATCTTTTCAGAATCGATCTTCTTCTCCACCGTGTAGATCACAAACCGCCGGTTGCCGGTCTCGTCCGAGAAGAAGCCATCGTGCTTGTTGGTCGTGCCGCAGAGCACGAACTGCCGCGGCCTCTCCTGGTGCCCCTTGCCATACGCCTCGCGCACAAGATCGGTCTTGCGGGTGATGAAGTTCTTCAGCCCAGCTGACTCGTGGTTCTTGATCCCACCGTCCAGCTCGCCCCATTCCGCGATCCAGCGCATGTGCAGGCCCACGATGTCGTCTGCATCCTTATTGGACTTAATGAAGCCCTCATAGAACCAGGGCTCGCTGGCCAGGGTGTTGTAGAAGCGTGTCTTGTGCAGGTGCTGGTCGCCAGCCAAGATGTGCACGAAGCCGCAGGGGCAGCCCGGCTCATAGATGCGAGCCACAGCAAAGATCAACCATTTGCGCAGAGCGCTGTTATCGAAATCGTGGGCATCACCACCGAGAAGCTCGCCTGCGATGTTCGCCCACACCCCGTCGGGCAGCGGATCTGTGCAGGTGTCCAGGTATTGCCGGATCGGGTGATAGGGGCGGTCGCAGGCCGCACGCAACAGGGCATCCTGCGCAGTCTGTGTTTGCACATCGATACCGCTGTGCTGCAGGTCGATATAGGCCAGGCGCAGCGCAGTCTCGTCCATGCAGGTGCCGTCGATCTCGATGGCGCGCTTCAGGGTGTTGAACCGCAGGGCACCACCCAGGCCGTTATCGATGATGTGCTTAAGCTCCAGCCCGCGGGGCTTGACCAGGCGACCAGTATCTGTGTGATGTTGCCCGAGGCGCTCGTACCAGGGCAACTGCGGCAATGTGGGACCTTCCATCCGCACGGCACCGCGCAGGGCATCCTTGGTGGCACCGTCTGCGATCCAATCCGCGATGTCGTATCCGTCGTTCGGGTCCTCCCAGGCGTCAACATTCGATGACTGCGGCCAGAGCCATCTGGACCCTGGAAACGCCGCGGCCAGACGCTGCATGAGCTCGATCCCAGGGCGGTCCCTATCTGGACACAGGATCAGGCGGTTGGCAGCAAACTTGGGCAGGTCGGGCATCTTGGACTTCCAAGAGCCGCTGCCGTTGGGCACAGATGTGACGTGCAGGTCCATCGCCCGCAATGCCTCGGCGCAGGTCTCGCCCTCGACCACAAACACCGTGGCACCAGACTCGGGCAGATCCTCATACCACAGCGGCAACAGGTCATCAGTCTTTGTGCCCTTAGACCAGGACACATCTTTGGGGCCATATGTGTAGTCGATACGGCGGTGCAGACTGCGCTTGCCAGCAGGTGTGAAATACTCCCACTGGCGGGTGCGGACAATCTCGCGCTCTGTGTGGCGCTTGAATGTCACGCACTCGGCGTCATCATTGATCTTCACGCATGCCCAACCATCCGCCACGATCTCGCCCACCTTCAGATGCGGGTGGCGCTGCATGGGGCTACAGGAATTGCCAATGCGGCAATAGAGCAGATCTTCCTCCCACTTGCAGCCACTCGACGTGCGGCCACAGACAGGACAGGGCGTTCTCGTGCTCGAGAGCATGGTAAAATAATTCGAAGAGCAGGATTCGACCCCGGCTTGGGCTGGCACCCACCGGGGTCATTCCGTATATGACACGGTAACACGATCCGAAAGGAGCGTCACAGCGTCTTCAACGGAACGTGCCACGCCTGCAACACCACCGGCGCAGCGCAGGCGATCCAAAAAATGCAGCTGGTCCTCGCGGACCTTGCCTGTGGGCGTCTTGATCTCGATGCCGCAGAAGACGGCCACCTTGG